AACGCAAATGGCGGAACATACATCTATTTAGCAATAGCATAAACAATGGAACAATTGAAGATATACGGATTCAACGCAATAGCATTAGCAATATCAATAACGGAAATTAATCCCTATCTTCAAACAATATCTTTATTATTGGCAATAGGGTACACAGTAATACAAATAAGTAAAAAGATAAAATGAATTTACCTAAAAATGGAGTAGCAAAAGAGATTAGGCACTATGTAGGTAGTTTGTTTATATTCCTTTTTGTGATTGGTATTATTGTAGCTTTGATACAGTTTCCTGTATTAGATACTAACAAAGAGGTTGTAATGATGCTTATAGGTACTATATCTGCTTCTATAGGTATTGTTGTAAGTACAATAACAGGTAGTAAACCAGATGATATACAAGCTCTAAAACAAAATTTAGAGAAGAAAGAACATCAGATTGAGTTACTTGTAAAAGCTAAAGACCAACTAGAAGCAATGGTAATAGACTTACAAAAACAAATGTTAGAAAATCAAGATGCTATAATGGATAAAATAATTCTAAAAGCAGCTATAGATTTTGATGATAAAAACTATAAAAATGGAAAAGCCTAAATGTGAATGTGGATGCACAAGCAACCCTAATGGGTATTGTGATGGATCACACTTAAATAAATAATTATGATAAAAGAATACTTTAATAAAGCAGTAGCTTGGGTTAAGAATTGGTATATCACTAACTGGTATGGAGGTTTCTACCACAGAGGTAAAACTATCTTTGTTTCTCTAGTTGCCTTTTTTATATTGTGGAAACTTATATATGATATATTTGTATGAATCTTAATTACTTTTCCATTGATGAGTTTGAGAGCCCTGATCTTAGTGGCTCAGGTATTAACATGGATAAACTCTTTTTAGAGAAGTTAGATAATGCTAGAGATATAGCTGGGATACCTTTTAAAATTACTTCTGGGTATAGAACTAAAGAACACAATAAAAAAGTAGGAGGTGTTGAGAACAGTAGCCACCTTATTGGTGTTGCAGCAGATATTGCAGTATCCAATAGTGCAGAAAGATGTATCATACTTAGTGCCCTTATCAAAGCAGGATTTAAAAGAGTGGGTATTGCCAAAACATTCTTGCATTGTGATACAGATGATTCCAAGCCTAACAGTTTCTGGTTATACAGTTAAAACAGGCACAGTAGGTTCAACACTATGGCTGAAAAGAAAAAATTTAAAGATACACAAGTAGGTAAGTTTCTTTTAGATAAAATACCTAGTGTAGTAGGTGCAGTAGCTGGTGATAGTTTAGCAGGTAATGTTATACAAGCTATTATTGGTGGTAGTGAAATGAGTGATGAAGATAAAGCTATTGCACTTAAAAAACTAGATATAGAGAGAGCTGAAATAGATGGTACTACTAGAAGATGGGTAGCTGATGCTAGATCAGGGAGTTGGTTAGCTTCTAATGTAAGACCATTAACACTTGTATTTTTAACAGTAAGCTATGTAGCAGGATGGTATATGGGTTACCCTTTAGATTCTATTACTGGACTATTAACTATTGTTATTGGTGGTTATTTTGGTAGTAGAGGTGTAGAGAAAGTATTTGGTAATAACAAGCACAAGTAATGGCAAAACAAAAAGTTATTAACTACACAAAAGTAAAAGTAAGAAGAAAAGGTGTACATAGTAAAACCAAAACTTCAGCATTAAAATCTTCCAAGAATTACACTAAGAAATATAGAGGGCAAGGAAGATAATGTTAATAAAACACAATCCAATAAACTTTACATTTAATAAAAAAAACTTCTACCTTTGGTGGGTGGAGGCTAAGTATATAACCTTTAAATTTAACTAAATGAGTGAAGATATGACTATTAGAAAATTAGCAGAAAAAATTGCTTTAGACTTTCAACTATCTGTAAAAGAAAAAACAGATGCTATACTAGAATTAGATGCTACACAATATACTAATCTAGGTATAGATTCTACTAAAACAGAAAAGAAAAAAGTAAAAACTGATAGTAAGTATCTTTATAAGTTAATAAAGAATTTTAATGTGGATGATGGTAACTTACTCTTAAACCACATGGATGTATAAAACAATGCCTAGAACTTCTAAAAAACCAACTAGGAGTAAGCTAGTAAAAAAACTAGATGTAGTATTCTCTCAGTACATAAGAATAAAAGATGCTGATAGATATGGGATGGTTAAGTGTGTTACTTGTGGTAAAGTAGGACATTGGAAAACAGGAGGTATGCAATGTGGCCATTTTATGAGTAGAAAACATTACAGCACCAGGTGGGATGAAAGAAATGTAGCTGTTCAATGTGTAGGCTGTAATATTTACAAATCTGGTAATGTGTACTTGTTTTCTAAATATCTTGGGGAAAACTTATCTGAGGAGTTGTATCAAAAAAGTTTAGTAATAACTAAATTTACAAGTGATGAGCTACAAGAAAAGATAGAGTATTATAGTAATAAGCTCAAGAAAATTCTTTAGTTTTAATTGTTTGTTTTAAAGTAAGGGGTAGGGTTTGAAATCTTACCTCTTTTTTTTTGTGATATTTTTTTTATAACTTAGTACAATAAACTTTAAAATAAATAATTATGGACAGTACACAATTGTACATTATTAAGCAAAGTTGTTTGAACAGAGCAACAGATCTTTATTCTAAAACAGATAGTTGGAATGAAGAACAAATACTAGAAACAGCAGATGTTTTTGTAAGATGGGTAACAGGTGAGCAAAGTACTACAGCTCTACCAGCTTTACCTAAGATGCCAGAAGATAAAAAGATATGGCTGAACTTTAATACACCTGATTACAATAAAGCTATAAATTGGATTAAAGAGGGGTATACAATTAAAGATATTAGAAACCAGTATAAAGTAGCTAAAAAAGTAGAAAGTGAATTATCTAAGGTGTAATATCAAAAGAACTTATTTTAATTTTAACAAAACAACAGTAGAAATATTATGGACAAAAAAAACACAGCAATTATCTCAGGAAGTATTGAACTTACAGCAATTGATAAGAGCAAAATAAAAGAAAGTAGAAATGGTAAAAGCTATTTAAACTTTACAATGATGGTACAAGATAAATCTCAGTATGGTAACAATGCTTGGATTACACACCAACAAACAAAAGAAGAGCAGGATAATAAAGTAAAACCTATTACACTAGGTAATGCTGCAGTAAAGTGGGTAGCAAAGGATGGTATATCTTTAGCAGAGAGAAATGAAATAACCAATAGAGAGCAAAATGCACAAAGGGTAGATACACCATATTAATTAAGAGGGGGGTTTTTACCCCCTTTTTTTATATATTTATTTAATGGAAGATAAATACTGGGATTTTTGGAATCATAAGATAAACCCAATAGTAGGATACAGAATAAAAAATTTAGAAGAACAAACAAAAGAAACAGAAAAGAAGTATTTTAAAAATACACAATCTTTAAAACAATGATAGCAGAAACTGATAGAATTAAACAAAGAATATTTGATATAAAAAATGGCAAAGTACAAGAAGGCCTAAAGATAGGTGTACAAGATATTGATGAGTATATAAGATATAAGCAAGGAAACTTTTGCCTTTGGATAGGCCACGCTAATGTGGGTAAAACTACAATACTATCTTACTTCCTTACAGCTTGGGCATTAATCCACAAATTAAAATTTGTTATATGGAGTAGTGAAAATACACCAGATAGTATAGTAAGAAAAATTATAGAGTTTAAAATGGGTAAGCCCATACATACTGCTAGTGAAACAGAGATAGCAAAAGAAATAGAATGGTGTAATACTTTTTTTAAAGTAATAGATGTACAAGATCTATACACCTATAAAGACTTACTAAAAGAAGCAAAAGCAATAAAAGATGTTTGGGATTATGATGGTTTACTAATTGATCCTTACAACTCTCTTTCTATAGACACACAAATGATGAGAGGTATAGGTTCACATTTATATGATTATCATGTAGCAAGTGAACTTAGATTATTTGCAAAGAATGAAAATATAACTGTATTCTTAAATGCTCATGGGGTGACTGAGGCTATGAGGCGTACCTACCCCAAAGAACATGAGTATGCTGGGTTACCTCAACCATTAGGATTATCTTCTGTAGAAGGTGGTGGTAAGTGGGGTAATAGAGCAGATGATGTTATATGTTGCCATAGAATGACTTCTCATCCTACAGATTGGATGTTCTCAGAGCTTCATGTTCTAAAGATTAAAGAAACAGAAACAGGTGGAAGATGTACCCCATACCAGGAGCCTATAAGAATGAGAATGATAAAAAACAATGTAGGGTTTGAGTTTATGGGAAAAGATATTTTGCACAGCAAGAAATCAGAAATAGAAGAGATATTGTTTTGATTACATACTTTATAATATTAGTGGTTTTATCTTTTGGTGTTATTGTGTTTGGGCATTACTACAATGCAGAGATTACTCTAGCACCAATACTAGGTTTTATGATGGGTTCTTTATATTCCTATACAGACTATGAAGAAGGTAGAGAGCATACCTTTCAAGTATGTATTGCTTTTTTAAGTGTTACAGTACAATGGATAGAGAATTAGAGTGGTTAAATATTGTAGCTAAACAACATAAAACTTGGGTAGGTATTGTTAAAAGTTTTGGTGAATATTTCTATGCTGAGGATCTGGTACAACAATCCTATATTGCTTTAATAAAATATGCTGATCCCAACAAGATTATAAAAGATGGTCAAGTAAGTAGAGGGTATATGTTTTTTACACTTAAATCTATATACTACCAGTTTTACAACAAGAAGAAAAAAATACAAAAGGTAAATATAGATGATGATGAAAATTTCTTACAATTACCAGCTTCTGATGATGTAGAAGAAAATGAAGCCTTTCATCAAATATGTATGTTAGTAGATGAGGTTTCAGAAGATTGGCATTGGTATGATAAGAAGATATGGAAGCTATACTCTAGGACAGATATGAGCATAAGAAAACTAGCTAGTGAAACCAAGATAAGCTGGGTGAGTATATTCAATACTTTAAAAAACCTTAAATTAGATTTAAAAAATAAATTACAAGAAGATTATATAGATTTTAAAACAGGAGAATATGAGTACATCAAAACCCCCAAAGGACAAAAGAACAAAGGAGTATAAGACTTGGAAAGCAAATCATGAGAAGGCTTCCAATGGTTTAGGAGATCAAGTAGAAAAGATTACTAAAGCTACAGGTATAAAGAAAGCAGTAGAGTTTTTTGCAGATGGTAGAGATTGTGGCTGTGATGCAAGAAAAGAAAAACTTAATGAGTTATTCCCTTCTAAGAAACCAGAGTGCTTTACAGAAGAAGAGTTTAGTTTAATGCAGATGGCAATAGATACAAAAAAAGTAAAATTCTCTGGAGAAGAAACAAAAACTTTTACAGCTATCTACAATAGAGTATTCCACCAAAGAGTAGAGTGTATACCTTGTAGTTTTAAGAATACAGTTTGGAAACAACTAGTAAAAGTATATAACCAATATATATGAGAAAAATACAAAACCTTAAAAGCATACAATTTAGCAATGATTTTGCAACTGTATCTACTCAGTTACTAAAGTGGAAAAAGAGCAAACCTGTACCTATTTTAAATGATATGATAGATGCAGTTACAAGCTGGTACTTCTATACACATGAACTAGAAACAAGCCAAGAGATGTGGGAGAAGAGCCTGGAGGAGTACAGAGCTGATAAACTAAGAGCAATTGAAAGAGCAAGAAGAGCTGAGGCCAAACTAGAAAAAGTAGAGGAAGAATTACAAAAGTATAAAACTACCTATGGCTGATTTATTAATAGGGTATATTATTTTTAGAATACTAGAACACTTTCTTTTAAAGATATTTTATTTTTTTACAAATGATAGATGAGTGGGTATCAAATAGCAGTATAGAAAATTTAGAGTATGAATATTTGTATGTTGATAAAATATTAATTACTTTAGATATATAATTTTAAAACAAACAATATGGAATGGTATTACAATGAGATGACTGATCTCCAACTATTAGAAGATGCTACTAATGAAGAGCTTCTTGATTACTACAGAAAAGACTGCCTAAAGGTTCTTACAAATAGGCTACAAGCAAGAGAGGAGGTAATAAAGCTATGATTACATTATTAAATGGAGAAACCTATCTCAAACCAGAAATACTACCTTTTATGATGAAGGATGATTTCTATTATGGCCATCTTGGTCAATATGCACTAAGCAGTAGTAGTTTAAAAACTTTACTTAAATCCCCTAAAACATACAGAAATGTATTGAAGTATGGATCAACAGATACACCAGCTCTTATACAAGGTAAGCTATTGCATTGGATGGTGTTAGAACCTCACAAGGTGGATAAACTAAATATTGTAGAGGCTAGTAGTAAGAATACAAAGATTTACAAAGAAGCAAAAAAGCAACACCAAGAAGTGTATTTAAGAAAAGAGATAAATGAAGCAGAGAGATTAACAGATGCACTACTAAGAAATGAAGAGGTACTTAAACTACTAAACAAAGCAGAGTTTGAAGTACCAGAGATAGCAATGATAGAAGGTTTACCTTTTAGAGCAAAAGCAGATATACTAAGAGATGATATGATAGTAGACCTGAAAAGTTCACAAGATTTACAAAATTTTAGGTTCTCAGCTAATAAGTACGGATATGATCTACAAGCCTACTTGTATTTGAGGATGTTCAACAAGAAGAAGTGTACTTTTATTGTGGTGGATAAGAGTTCTACAGATATAGGTATATTTGAAACAAGTGATGAGTTTATAGAATCTGGTAAACATAAGTTTTTACAAGCTGTGGGAATATACAAGCACTTCTTTCAGAATGAGAATGATTTAGATCAATATGTACTAAGAGGTATTTTATGAAAAACATCTACCACAATGATACTAAATGGGGGAAAGAAGAGTTTAAAAAAGAACTTAAAAAGGGTTATAAGTACCAAACTATAGTAAGAGATAGACTTATAGAGGCTGGTTTAGATGTAGAGATGCCAGAGCTGCAAGAGAAGCAATCAGATGATGGTGATATATATATAAATATAAAAGGAAAAGAATTTATAATAGAAGTTAAATCACAAAGGCAAGAGTTTACCTCTATAGAAAATTTTCCCTATAATCCAGTAATTGTGGATATGGAAGAGAATTGGAACAAGAAAAAACATACACCTACAGCATATATACACATATCACAGAAAACTAATTATATGTTTGTAGTGCCTTGTTCTACTCAAGAGTTCTGGACTAGAAAATTTATAAAAGATAAAGTAAGAGGGTATTCTAAATGGTTTATGTTTGTAGAAAAGAAATACCTTAAAGAGTTTGATGATTTAGTACAATGGCTAAAAGAAAAGAATTAGTAGATGAGTTTTACCTGATGGCTTTACATGATATAGCTGATGGTGCATCTATTGGTGATTTAAAAAAAGCTATGAAGTACTATGAGGCCATTGAAGATTATGAGGCCTGTGCTGGTATAAAGAAAGCACTAGATGAGGTAAGAACACAAACAATACAATCAATTAAAACTAAAATAGATGAGATTAGAAGAGATAAAGAAAGTAGTTGAGCAAGAAACAAATGAGCAACTAAATATAAGAAATAGAAAAAGAGAGGTAGTGTATGCTAGAGCAATATACTTTAAGCTCTGTAAAGAACATACTAGAAACTCTTTAGCTAGAATAGGTGAATCAGTAGGAAGAGATCATGCAACAGTACTACATGGTATTAAGGTATTTGATTACCAAATAGATGTATATGAAGATGCAATAGAGTATAAGAATATCTTCTTAAAACTTGATAGAATAATAAGAAGAGAAAACAATACTACAAAGAGGCAAATAGATCCTGCTACTTACTACAGAGATAAATATAGAGATGCACTTCTAAATCTTAGAGAAGTAAGAAATGAAAACAGATTACTAAAGAAGCAGATAGTATGATAAGTTTAAATGTACTTGACTTATTTAGTGGTATAGGTGGTTTTCATTTAGGACTAGAGAGAGCTGGTTTTAAAGTAAATGCCTATAACTCAGAAATAGATAAATACGCAATACAAGTTTATAAACACAATTTTAAGAATAGTACCTATGTCGGATCAGTTACAGATGTTCAAGGAGGAGAACTCCCAAGAATTGATGCCATCACTTTTGGAAGCCCTTGCCAAGATTTTAGTCTTGCTGGAAAGCGTAAAGGGATGGAAGGAAATAGAAGCTCCCTTATTACCCAAGCAATACGCCTTATCTCAGAGTGCAGACCAAGTTTTTTTATCTGGGAAAATGTTAAAGGAACTTTCTCCACAAACAATGGCGCAGACTTTTGGGCAATTATCCAAGCCTTTACCAACATTGGGGGTTATAGACTTGAATGGCAATTGCTTAATACAAAGTGGTTTCTACCCCAAAATAGAGAGAGAATCTATCTTGTTGGATATTCTGGAGGAAAAAGTGGAAGAGAAGTATTTCCTATCAGAGAAAGCAGTAAAAAGATTGATGAGTTACAGGGACAAAAAGCAAATACCTGTACAATCACAACAAGATACGGAGCAGATGGAAATGGAAGTTACATTGCTGAACATAAACAGTATGCACAAAAAACACAAATAACAGATAAAAGAGGTAACATTAAAGCAGATCAAAACAATATGCCTACTATTGTTGCTGGTTATCATAAACTCCCAAGTGATTCACCTTATTTAGAAATTAAAACAAACAATTCAAAGGGATTTGAAGAAATGACAGAGGGAGATTCCTTAAATTATTCTAATCCTAATTCTAAAACAAGAATAGGTAGAGTAGGTAAAGGTATAGCTCAAACATTAGATACTTCTTGCAATCAAGCTGTAATAGGTGATTTTAGATATGATGAGGGATACAGACAAAGAAAGGATGGTGATTCACCTACACTACATTTAAGATGTGGTGATGATATTATAGTAGATAAGATTAGGAGATTAACACCTATAGAATGTGAAAGGTTACAAGGTTTTCCTGATAATTGGACTAAATATGGTACAGAAGGTTTAATATCAGATACACAGAGATACAAGATGTGTGGCAATGCAGTAACTGTAGATGTAGTAGAAGCTGTAGCAAAAAATATTTATAATTTATATAATTAGTGTGATAAAGGTAAACTCTTTAAGTGGTGGTAAAACATCTTCATACATTGCAGCTAACTACCCTGCAGATCATGATGTGTTTGCTTTAGTAAGAATTGAACACCAACAATCTAAATTCCCAGATAAGAAAATAAGGCAAGAAGTAGAAGATAGAATACAAGCACCTTTTATAGCTACAGCAGAAGATGATATGATAATATACACAATGCTAGACTTAGAGCAATACATAGGTAGAAAGATAACATGGGTTACTGGTAAAACTTTTGATGAGGTTCTAAATACTGCTGGTACTTTACCTGATCCATTGAGAAGATATTGTACAACACAAATGAAGATGCAACCTATGTTTGATTGGTGGAGAGAAAATATAAATATACCTTGTGATTTTAGATTAGGTTTTAGAGCAAATGAAATAACTAGAGCTAAAAGAACTAATGAAAAAACAAATGACAAAGGTTACTTAGAAATAAAAGCTGTAGTTGGTAAATATGGTAGTAGAAAAAAATGGGATATGATACAATGGCAAAAACCTACTTACCCTTTAATACAAGATAACATATACAAAGATACTATAGAAGAGTATTGGAAAGATAAACCTGTAAGATTTGCTTGGATGAATAATTGTGTAGGATGTTTTCATAAAAACCCTTTACTCATTAGAAAGATGTGGGATAAGCATACAAATAAATTAGAATGGTTTGCATCTAAAGAAAGAATTAAACACAATAAAGATGTTTGGTATAAAGAAAAGAATTTATCATTTGATGAAATAAAACAATGGAATGTACAAGCAGAATTGTTTGATGATGATTTCAATGAATGTGATTCTGGTTACTGTGGAGTTTAACAAAACACTATATTTTTTATTGTATATTTGAATAATCAAGTTTTTTCAAGATGGCACATGGTGGTAAAAGAGCAGGAGCTGGCAGAAAACCTAAAGAAGAAGAGATAGCATTAATAGAAAGATTATCTCCTTTAGATGATTTAGCTTTTGCAGAATTGAAAAAAGGAATTGAGAGAGGATCATTCCCTCACTTAAAATTATTCCATGATTATAGATGGGGTAAACCTAGAGAAACTAAAGATATTACTTTAGTAGAAGAGTTACCTTTATTTGTGGACTAGGGAAAACTTTAACCCTACTCTGCAACCTATATGCAGATAAAAAGAACCAAAGCATTTTACAAACTACAAGAACTTACCAAAAGAACAAGAGTGGTAAGAGGGGGTACTAGTGCTTCTAAAACATTCTGTATACTTCTTATATTAATTAATGATGCAATAACAAACAAGGGCAAAGAAATAAGTGTAGTAGCTGAATCTATACCTAGTATNAANAGNGGNGCATTAAAAGATTTTCTTACTATAATGCAAAACCTAAATAGATTCAATGAGGCACAGTTTAACAGAAGCTCTTTAAAATATACTTTTGCAAATGGCAGCTATATTGAATTTTTTAGTACAGATCAACCTCAAAGGCTCAGAGGAGCTAGAAGAACTGATCTCTTTGTTAATGAGTGTAACAATATTCCTTTTTCTAGTTATGGTGAATTATCTATTAGAACATCTGGAGTAATATGGTTAGATTACAACCCTACACATCCATTCTGGGTAGATAAAGAAGTAATAGGCCAGGAGGATGTAGATTACATTACACTTACTTATAAAGATAATGATGCACTAGCACCTAGTATTGTAAAGGAGATAGAGAAAGCAAGAGATAAAGCTAAAACCTCAACTTATTGGCAAAATTGGTGGAATGTATATGGATTAGGTTTACAAGGTACTTTAAGTGGTGCTTGTATACCTGATTGGAAAGAGATAGATAAACTACCTAATGAAGCAAGATTGTTATCTTATGGTATGGACTTTGGTTACTCTGTAGATCCTACTACACTTATTGGATTGTACAAATGGAATAATGCTTACATATTTGATGAGGTTCTTTATAAGAAAGGAATGTTAAACAGAGATATAAGTAGGTTCCTGGAAGATAACAATATAAAAGAAAACATTATAGCAGATTCAGCAGAACCAAAATCTATAGCAGAGCTGGTAGGATATGGCCACAATGTATTTCCTGTAAGTAAGGGTAGAGATTCTGTAGTGTATGGCATAAATCTTATAAACCAAAATGAGATATATATAACTGCAAGAAGTAAGAACTTAAAAAAAGAATTACAAGGATATGTTTGGGCAAAAGATAAAGATGGTAACACCTTACAGAAACCAAGTGGTGCCCATCCAGATTGTGTAGATGCAGCAAGATATGTATTTACAGATCAATTAGAAAACCCAACTAAAGGGCAATATTTTGTTTATTAATAAAATGTTTATATATTTGTTTAACTTTAAAACTTATAATTATGAATACAGATAATTGGAGAAATGATTTTAGTACTGAGTACTATCTAATCAAGAGAGCTACCTCTAAGGAGCTTAGAAGAAACACTTTAAAAACTATTGGATATGCAGCTTTATTTGTAGCTACAAGTTGGTGCTTTATGTATGCTACATTAGAGTTTTTACTTTGGTTATACTATGTGTAAGAAGTGCATGAGTTGGTGTTTAGAGAATGATATAAAGATATATCCTATCATTTGGAAAGAAGCACATCCAGAGAGGCCACCTAGAATGGCAATACAAGTAGACTATCAAGGGTTTAAAAGAACTGGTGATATTATATGGAGCCAAAGAAATAAAAAGGAGAGGCATGGAATGTATGAAAGGATAAATTTACTATATTGTGATTACTACAATAGAAAGTAGTGTTTAATTTTCATTTGATTCAAGAGCTGCAGAAATGTGGCTCTTTTTCTTTTTATACATATTAGAGATTTGTTTATTGTTATTATATGAAACTAGAAATAACAGTACCAGAATCTTTATCTGAGATTACACTAGAACAATATCAGAAGTTTGATAAGATAAATACTAGTGATAACAATCAAACCAATTTCTTGTTGCACAAAACAGTAGAGATATTCTGCAACTTACAATTAAAGGATATTGCTAAAATAAAAGTATCTAGTGTAAAAGAGATTATACAAGATATAGATAGCCTATTTACAGAGAAGCCTGATCTTATACCAACCTTTACAATGGATGGTGTAGAGTATGGATTTATACCAAACCTGGATGATATGAGTTTAGGTGAGTTTGTAGATTTAGATGAAACACTTACTGAGTGGGATCAAATGCACAAAGCAATGGCTGTACTATATAGGCCTACTACCTACAATAAAAAAGGAAAGTATCTCATAGAAGAGTACACAGGCCAAGAGAGAGCAGAGCTGATGAAACAGATGCCTTTAGATGTTGTAATGGGTTCTATGGTTTTTTTTTACAATTTAAACAAGGAGTTACTGGAAACTATCCTGAGTTATTTGAACAGGGAAGCTCCCAATCAGATGAATACAGCAGTACTACAAACTTTGGAAAAAAGTGGGGATGGTATCAATCTATCTATGGACTTGCTAAGGGAGATGTTACCAGATTTGATGCTATTACAAGATTAAATGTACACAAGTGTTTGCTCTACTTAGCATTTGAAAAAGAAAAAATAGAGCTGGAGAAAATGCAAATACAAAAATATAAGAAGTGAAAAGTTTTTACAATTTAACAGATAAGATAAAAGATACTCTAAAAGCAGAGCCATTTGTAAATACAGTTACTTATGGTAGCTTAGATGATATAGATTTAAACAAGCAAACTATGTTCCCCTTATCACATATTATTGTAAACAATGCAGTAGTAAGTACAAACACAGTTTCATACAATGTAAGTGTATTGTGTATGGATATTGTAGATGAGAGTAAACTAGAAACTTCTGATGAGTTTGTAGGAAACAATAATGAGCAAGATGTTTTAAATACACAATTAGCAGTACAGAATAGATTACTATCTCTTTTACAAAGGGGGGATTTATATGCTGATAAATTCCAAGTAGAAGGTGATGTTACTTGTGAGCCTTTTGTAGATAGATTTGAAAACAAACTAGCAGGGTGGGTATCTACCTTTGATGTGCTAGTACCTAATGATATGACTGTATGCTAAACTTAGAAGAAACAAAAGATTTTCTACAAGAGTTTAAGAATCTTGTTATAAGAGAGGCTAAAACAATCTATCTAAGAAAAGAAAAAGAGTAACTAAGAAACTCTATGAAAGTATAGATGGTGAGGTAAAGGTATTTGAGAATAGTTTTCAGATGAGCTTCTCAATGGAGGAGTATGGTTTATTCCAGGATAAAGGGGTAAGTGGTACAGAAAGAAAATTTGATACACCTTACTCATATAGAGATAAAATACCACCAGCTAAACCTTTTATTGATTGGGCAAGATTTAGAAGATTACAACCTAGACTAAAAGGGGGTAAGTTTGGAAGTTATAAAACAATGGGGTACATCTTAGCAAGAAGTGTATATAAGAAAGGAATAAAACCTAGTTTGTTTTTTACTAAACCCTTTGAGAAATATTTTAAGAAACTACCAGATGAACTTATAGAGAAGTTTGGTTTAGATGTAGAAGATTTACTAGCATTTTCCCTAGATGAAAAAAGATTAAGATAATGAGTACAAAGATAAATGTAAGAAGCCCATATTTTTTAGCTTATAGTGAGCCTACAATACCTACACCTGTATTTGATTGTTTTGTGGCCAATCCAAGAAACTTTAGTATAAACCAACAAGGTATACTTACACTACCTACTTTAGACTATGGTACAATAACAGCAGTAGATACAGAGAAGTTTGCAACAGTAACTTCACCTACAAGTAGAACAGTAACCCTTACTATACAAATCCCAATAGGATTTAGTAATACAGATACTGATGGATTTATTACTTGTGATGTATCAGCTACTCAACCAGCTTTTGTGGCAGGTACAACTTGTACTCAAAATGTAACAACTAGTGGAAGTATCCCTGCACAAACAATAACAGTAGGAGGTAGTAGTAATACTGTAGATTTATCTTCTTACTTTACAGGGGGTACAATAGCAGGATATAATATCATAAACTTCCATACAAACCTAGTTACTGCATCAATAGAATCAAATACACTTACACTTACTTCAAACCAAATAGGAGGTACTAAAACAATCTATATAGAGGCCTTTGAAAGTGCATCAGGTACTTGTACAGCAGTACAATCTATATCAGTTACTGTAAATGGTTTAAGTGCAGCTTTTGATTGTACAGATGCCAATCTAGCAAATGGTGGTGGTAGTATATCACAAGATGGTACTATTACAGATCCTGTATCAATTGCAGAGATAACAGCTAAGAGTTTAACATCAGGTGGTGCTCATATTACAAGTGTATCAGCTAATACAGGAGGCTCTGCACAAGATGTAACTTTATTTTTTGATTTAACTGCTCCAGCTGGTTATACTAATGCTGGTGCTACAGTTATTTGTTCAAAAACATTCTCACAACAAGCAACCTCAACACTACCAGCTTTTACTTGTGATATAGCAAATCTTACAGAGCAAGGTATAAGTACAAGAGGAGATATACATATAGGTAAAACACAATTAGGTACAATACAAGATTTTACACCTATTAGTTTTGCTGAGGTTACAACTGCAACAGATAGATCAGTTGATTTTACTGTTTTAATTCCTAGTGGTTATTCAAATACTGGTGATGGATCACAAACATTAACTTGTACAAAAACAATTACTCAACCTTCAAGT